ATACATAAAATTACCTTTTGGATCATTCACAAAATAAATCTTTATTACATCTTTGTTCATCTTCATTAAAGCATCGTATTTATCTTTTTCTAGCATCTTGGTTTCATAGTATGTTTTTCTAAATTTCATTTCTATAACACAATCAAAACCTTTAGGCGTTTTGCCTTTAGCATCGTAACGTTCCATACCCTCGCCACTCCATTCTAATTCCCACCCCTCTAAATTTAAAAGCACTACCATAGCTTTTTCAAGCTGATGTATTTTATTTAATACCATTATTCCATATTACGTTTAAATCTTTGATCCATTGCTTTATTGTTTTTGGGTTACAAGTGCAAGGTTTATAGAAACGGTGCTTGTGGTATTCAGCGTGTAATTTACAGACCAATTCAAATTCTGCGTTAGTAATGTGTTGTTTTGTACCCATTCTAAAGTTTTCCCATTTTGCATAGTCTTGTTTATTAAATTTTACCATCGGTTGATTTTTATTTTATTTAATTTTTTTCTACGGTCATTGCAGTTGCATTTAGTGCCTTTGTATTTATGCCAGGTATCAACAAGGTATTTTATACCAGTATATTTAGTTATGTAGTAAATAAGGTTGCCTAATTTCATAATAATTTTTTTAGTTTATCTTTTACTTTGTTGTAAGTGTTATACAATGAATAGTATTGTATGTATGATTTTCTACTAAATTCTGCTATGCTTTCACCACTATTAATTATTTCAAATACTTTCCTATCATACCAAAACATATTATCTAATTCTTCTTTTATTATTGCGTATGCTTTATCGTAATCAATATCTGAAATAGACTTATCAATATCTACATCTTCAATATTAATAATTGTAATGTTTTTGCCTTTGCGTTTTAAATCGTAATACAAAGACCTTAAAGTTTTAAATATGTAGTAGTAGTTTATTTCATCTTTATACATAATATCTAACCCTTTATTTAGTTGTTTATGTATTTTTAGATACATTTCTTGTACTATATCTTCTGCTATTTCTTTTGGGCAACCAAAGCTGGTAACTATTTCTACCCACGTTTTGTGTTTGTTAGCAATAAGAATCATAGTTTTTTCTACCATTATGCTAAAGGATCATAAATATTATTTACAATTTGTGGCAAACCTACATCGTTAACTTCAAATGAAAATGTATCAAAAGAATAACCCCTTGACCTACCACACTTAACCGTAACCCATTCTTTGTTTACTGTATTTGCTTCTAATGCTATAACTGTTTCTGCTTTTTTTTCTAAAAAACTTCCTAAATGTCCAGTACCAAATTTTTGGCTTCCATAGTTTTGGTGAATAACATTTATTATATGACATTTATATTTACTACTCCATTCCATTAATCTTTGTACTAATGCATTTGATTCTACTATTGAATTTGCATCACTACACAAGTCAGCAATACCATCTATTATTATTAAACTTGGTTTTTTTATTTTGTTTTCTAAATAGTAATCTATAAAATCTATTCGCATTTTATGATCTATTGACCTTAAGCCAAATGTATGATAGTTATTTATGTTTATACTTGAATCCATTGTTAACGGTCTTTTAAATACCTTTTGGCAATGCCATAACCCTTGCTCGGTATCTATGTGTAAAAGATGACCATTACCTTTATGACCTTTTAAGTTACCACCATATATATTTGTACCACTTAAATATACTGATGCTAATAAAGATATAAAAAATGTTTTCATAGTTTTTGGTGGTGCAGTAACTACGGATAGGTTCCCATAAGTTCCTAAAGCAATCGGTACTAATTTATCACCACTTTCAGATTTTAAAAGTTTTTCACCATAACTTAATGCTACTGGTGGATAATCTATTTTTTTATCAATGTCAACTTTACAATCGTGTTGTATAAATTCCATTAACATATTGTGTTCTGTTTGTTGTTGTTTAGTCATAAATTATTTTTGTATAAAGATAATAAAAAAAGGGTGCTAAATTAATAACACCCTTATAAATTTAAAATGGTAAATCACCACTTTGTTGGTCTACTGCAACTTCAAGCTGCACTTCTTCACGTTCAGCTAATGTAACTTTGCCATCTGTCCAAAGTACTTTGCCATTACCTAAATATGTTTTTGGCATTTTAGCTTCTCGTTCTTCTTTTGTTTGACTGTCCATAAACGCTACGTTATTACCGTATCGTGTTTCATCATTTACTGCAATAGTTAAGTTGTAATAAACTGCACCATCTTTTCCTTTGATAAACTTTTCTTTTGGTAGTTTATCTACTCTAATTGAACCATTAATTAATGTACTCATATTTATTTAAATTTAGTTAATATTCATTTTATTTCTCTTTGTGCTGATTTTTTATCTGTTCTTGTATAAGAATATATTTGTCTATTTTCATCACAAGGTATAAATTTTATTTTATCATTTAAAGGTGGTTTTACTTTTCTTTTTCTCATATCTATTTCTTTTTAAAATCTTCACTTTCATCTTCACCAAATACACCAAGTTCATAAAACCCAGTTAGTTTTAGTACTGCTCTTGACAACGCCCTTTTTTCTGCCATTTCCATTACGTACCAACTATTGGTGTTACCCTCTTTAAAACTTGCACCTTTATATGCTGATCCAAAAGTTTGAACGCTTGTACCATCTCTATAATCTACTGTGGCTTTTACAACTGCAAAATTAGGTTCACATTTTATTACATCAAACCTAATTAATATTTGTTCTTGTGCTTGTATTTTCTCAATACCTTGCCTTGTAATAATTACATAGTGCTGGTGTTTAAATACATCTGATTTTTCTAAATTATACTTTTTGTATAACTCAACTAATTTGTTTTTTTCCATTATGTTATATTAAATTATTTACTTCAAGAATTGCCTTTAATTCTTCTATCTTGTTTTGTAAGGCTTCAACCCTATACTGGTATTCAGTAAGAAGTTGATTTGTAGTTTCATTACTAAAATTTATTCTATCCATTTGTTTTGTTTTTAAATTAATAATTGTAAAGGTATAAACAATAATGTTAATAAACAAAAAAAGGGTAGTATTTCTACCACCCAATTTTCTAACATAACAAAACAAACTAAAGCAAAGATACTGTTTTACATACTATCTACCAAGTTTTTATATTTTAATATCATATCTTCTATTTCTGAATTTGTATACTTTACAATCTGTTTTGCTTTAATATATAATTCATCAGATAACCCAGCATAAAACCTTTCATCTAAATTCTTTGCAAATAAGAATTGTTCACCATAACGAAACACATTACACCCTGCACATTGTACTTGGCAGTTTTGTTCATTCCATCTTGTAGCATAATGTTTTCTACTTTGAAAATGTCCGTTTTGTAATTTTTTCCAATGATCCTTTTTGCCACAAGTAAAACAAGTTGCATAACCATCTACTGAATTTTTTAATCTTATGTATTGACTAAATACTGTATCCAGCTTTTTAACTAATTTACTTCTTGATGGTTTTTTTTTGCTTTTAGGAATTGTTTTATTAGGCATTTTTTATTTTTGGTTTTTTAAAAAAAATGTAATAACTTTGAATTTTTTTATAATTTAGTATATCTAAATATGTATATATAAATATATCTAAAAATAAATACAAAAATATATTCTATAACAAATATAAATAAATAAAAATATATATCTAAAGAAATATATAATTAATAAAAATGTAATGATCTTGGCAATATATTCTATTTTTTTTGGGATATGTGTTTAAATTTTTCAACACCTCTTGATCCAAAATAAGCAACATAGACAGTTATTAAAAGGCTTTTAAGCAGTTCTATCCATTCTACATTTACACCAAAGTCAATATCTAAACTATCAAGCACAATTAAAAAAACCATTGCTACTGTTAAAAATATTAAAGTCATTGGTCTTGTGTTTTTGCTTAAATAACTATCTGAAGCCATATCAGCAGTCCACCTTTTACTAACCTCTTGTGCTTCTATTATATCAAGTTCAATAAGTTTTAATGCTTCTTCTTTGTCTTTAGTAGGTAATTCACTATCATTAGAAATAAGTTGTTTAACCATACCAAGAACACCAGCATCGGGTAATAGATCACCAGCAACCCCTAAAATATTGGGTGCTGCTTTTACCAAAAACTTTCCAACTCTTGTATCTTTAAACTTTTTTTTTGGCACTACTTATTTTTATTCTTATTTAGTAAATACCACTTTTGTACAGTATAACCTATGGTTACCAGTACAAGAATTATCTTCAAAGCTATATCAATATTTGTCATTGAAATTCCAAATGTGCCTATATTTATAAGTAATGTTTTATAATCTGTTATCATTTCTTATCTATTTGTTTTAATTTATTAATTGCCCAATTAATTCCTGCACTTCCACCCCAAGCATCCCACATTAAACCACCACAACCCTCCGTATATGGTACATCTTTATGTTGTTGATGCCTTTTAAAAGATGCCATTCTTGCTACCGTATCACGTGATATATTTTTTCCATCTGCTAATTGTCTTGCTCTTGTCCATCCTACTTGAGTACCACAACTGCTTCCGTTTTTTTCTTTAAATTCTATTGCTCTTTTTGCATTGTTCCTGACACCTTTTGGATAGTCATTATAACTTTCAAGTTCTACCTCGCCTTTAAAAGATTTGTAACATATAGCAATAGCTTGTGATTTTTCGTGGTACTTCATTAATTGTGGTACACACCTAATCATAAAATCTTTTTGTTTTTCTCCTTGTTTTTTCTTTGGTATTGGCATCTTAAAATTTGTTTTCTAAATATGGGTAATCGTGAAAATGATGTATACCCTCATCTTCAATATCAATAGCAAAAGGTAACCATTTAGTAGGGTGTTCTGTAATATCCTCAATCCATAAAACATCTATTCTATATTTTTCATTACTTAAACCTAAATTAACTACTCTATTTTTTATAACATCAATATCTGCATAAGCATCTTCGTATGCTTCCCAACTATCAAATTCGTATTTACCTACTTTCATAATTAATCTATGTATGTAAAATATTTACCTCTTTTTTTTGTTACCAACACTTGTTTTCTATTTGCTTTTTTAGACACATAAGAAACGTGCAACCATCTTGGTTCTGATCCAAATTCCCATATAAGCTGGTCAAAATCTAAATTTTTTCTAATGTAATGAAACATATCTAAATTGCTTTTGCAATCATCTTTTTCACAAGCCATACTTGTGATGTCTATTGCTTGACCTTTCATATGGCTGCTTACTGGACTGCCTTTTATAGCAGAATTTAATTCTTCACTTCTGTAAAAACTATTTACTCTAATTGGGCAACCCACCCATTCCCGTAATGGTTCAAAAACTTTTTCTGCAACCTTTTCCATATTTTTAATATGTTCTGCTTTAGGTTTATTTTTAATACCTAAAACATTTGCAGTCTTTGAAAATGTAGCTTCTTTATAACTTATATGTTCACTAATTTTTTTCATTTTCTATTGGTTTTATGCTACCATCAGATAATTCAATATTTACTTCACCATACTTATCTTCAAGTACCTTTTTATTATCTTCAATTTCTTGATTAAGTTGTGCAAACATATGGCTTAATGTGTGTACTTGTGTTTGTAATAAACCCATATCATTTAAAATTGCTCTTTTTCTTTGATCTTGTTCTTGAATTAATGTTAATTCTTCTTTTGTGATTTTTGACATTTTATATATTTTTTTTGGTTAAGTACCAAAGATAGTAAAAGTTAATTTATTAATCAGTATAAAAAATTTCTTGATAATTTTCGGGTAAATAACTTTCCATTTCTGATATTTGTTCAGATGTTAATTCATCTTTATAAAAATCATTTGCTAAAACAAATAAAAAATGCTCTTGAATTTCTAAATATTCAAATTCTTCAAAAGGTGCTACAGAAATTTCTTGTAACTGTTCTGGTAATTGTTTTTGTATATTTAAAATATCACTTTCATCAAACCCTTTTTCTTCTGTTACTGTATTACGTTTCATATTTAAGATTTTAATATTTCTATTTCTGCTTTTAATTCTTGTATTGCTTTAACTAAAACTGGTATTAATCTACCATAAGATGCTTCTAATTTTTCTGGGTTTGTATCATATACCAATTTTAAATTTTCATCATCTACTTCTTGTAAATCTTGTGCTATAAAACCTAAATCTTTAATACCTATTTTTTCACCATCTCTTGTGTTCCAATCAAAAGTAACGGGTTTAAGTTTATCTATTACATTTAAACCATAATTAGAATTTTCTATTTTTGTTTTATCTCTTCTATCTGAAAGTGATGTAATTGATGTTACTTGACATCTTAAAGCAGTAACAGATGAATTACCTAATGTTATTTCATTAGCTACTGTTGTAGTTGATGCTTGTGCATTATACCCTATTATAGTGCAATTATTACCAGAAATCTTTAAATCTCCTGCATCTGCACCTAACATAGTGTTATAATAGGCGCTATCAAGTTTATTTCCTGCGTTGTTACCAAGAGCAGTATTAAAACCTCCATTTCCAATATCTTCTAATGAATTTCTACCTATAGCTGTATTGTAAGCACCACTACTACCAGCAACTGGTCCTTTTAATGCGTTTGTTCCCAAAGATGTATTACCAGCCCCATTACAATATCTTCCAGCAGCATAACCAACTACTGTTCTATCTCCACTATTTGTATTATTATAACCTGCCCAAGCACCTATTGTTGTACTATTACCTCCACTTGTATGTGAATAAGCTGCTTGGTAACCAAATGCAGTAGTACGTTGTGCTGTTGATGACCTTGCTGCTTGATAACCAACTATTGTTGAAGATGACATATTAGAGGCTGAACCAGTATCCAAAGCTTGATGTCCTATAATAACAGAATTTGAAGCGTTTGAATTTTCAACTGCTTGATACCCCATAAAAACATTATTACTACTTGTTGTAAGACCTTTACCACATTCAACTCCTAAAGCGATTGTAGTACCACCAGTTAAATTATTTGATAACGCTGAATAACCTATTGCAACATTTCTATCACCACCAGTTACATTTTTTAAGGCTTGATGACCAATAGCAACTGTAGCATAAGAATTACTTGTTGTTGATGAACTTCCTTGCCCAGCTTCATAACCAATTAAGACATTACCTTGTGTTGTTGATGTATTTTGATACCTACCAGCAAACG